GTTGTTGAGAACATTTATACGTTTTCAGGCAACTATAAAGCCACGTATTCACGTGCAAAAGATAGAAAATTGAACAATCGGGAGTTTTTATTTGCTAGATATGTTGCATCAGGGGAAGATAGCATATCAGCTTACAAGAAAGCTTACCCAAAAGCTGTAAATAAGGACTATATCAAGAATAAGTCCAATATTTTACTACAAAAAGAGGAGATAAGGACGATGGTTAAGGAAGAAATCAAAAAAATACTACAAGAAGAGGGAGTAACGGCTGAATGGATTATTGGAAAATACAGAGATATTGCTGATTTGTCTGATAGAGACACAGATAGGCTTCGTTCACTTGAATCTTTGTCAAAAATCTCTGGATTATTTGATACGGATACAAAACAAGAGCAATTAACGGTATTCCAAGGATTTACACCACAACAATTGGAGGCATTACAAAATGGCAAAGAAACCAATGTCCTTGCGCATGGAGAAAAAGAAGACAAGTAAAGACCCTTGTCCTGTGTGTGATGAAGATTTATACTATAATAATGATACAACTCAAAGAGTTGGACTATTAGCAGATGACTATTTTACAGTTGAAGGATGGATGTGTCCTCACTGCTCTGCAAGATTTGATATGGATAACAATTTAATGGACATAAGTCCTAAAAACATGAATATAGGAAGAGCATGAAAAAAATTAAAAAAACGGCCTCGGATACAGTTTCTATGAGTATAGCGCATATCCCCTCTATAACCTCACACAGTAATCTCCCTTATGTGTCTGAGGCTGTGTATTTAGGAAAGGTGTATAAATAATGGCGATTAATGATACAGCCAGTATACTGGACGGTCTTTTATTTACAGCTATGAATAAATGGGATATGAGTGAAGAGCAGATATTAGAAAATATGAATAAAATAGCTTTTCATGAATCTAAGTTAGACCCTTCAGCTATACAAAAAGTTCAGCCTGAAACGGCAGAAGATGGTAGCACTTCATGGGGCGTAGGTAAAGGGAAGGGATTATTCCAATTTGAATCAGGGGAAGGTCAGGGAGCTCATACAGCAATCAATAGGCTTATTACAGAGCTTGGAGGATACGAACCTGAATTTTTATCAGGGCTATCTAAATCAAGCTATGATGTAAGTAGTTTATCTCCAGAACAGCAACAAGCAATATTTTTGGGAAATCTATTACAAAAGCCAAATGTTAAAGGAAGAACACCTGCATCTCTTAAAGGGGTGGATACAGACGCAGAATTAGCTGAATTTTGGGCTCAGCATCATCAAGCTGGTACAGAACCAGGAACAGTAGAATATGATGATATTATTAGTAAATTTTTAAGCGATGTTGCTTATTATAAATAAAGATTTAATATAAAATAAAAAGGAGAAGTAATGGCAGATAGTATAGCGAATCAGTTTACAGGGCTACCGATTGAAAATTTAATCGCTGCTCCGTTATTAGCTGCAGCCGAAGGACAAAAATCTTTGGCATCAACAACAGCACAATTTATAACAGAAGTTGGTATGGATAGTAGTGGAAACACTAAATCAGTTACATTTAATTATGAAGATGGTTCTAAAGATGTTAAATTAGATGTTCCTCTATTATCAATCATAAATATACCAAGTCTATGTGTAGATAGTATTGATGTTGAATTTAATATGGAAGTATCAACACAAAGCTCTACTAAATCATCGACTGATAGTAGCGCAACAGTTAACGCATCTTGCGGGTTTGCATGTTGGAAAGCAAGCTTTGAAGGGAAAGTTTCTCATCATTCTGAAAGTAATAGGAGCTCAGATACTTCAGCAAAATATAGTATATCTGTTAAAGGCAAGGACGAAAAACCAGAAGGTTTGATGAAAGTTCTAGATATGTTAAACAGTTCAATAGGAAAAACTAAGGAAGCTCCTGCAAGTGGCGGACAACAAACAGGTTAAAAAAGGGAACTTCTTAGACCATTTAACTAAAGGTCTTTATGATGCAGTGGTTCAGGCACAAAGTTTAGCAGAGAACCAACACATAGAGGCCTTAAGTAAATATGTAAATGAGGATGGAACTCCTAAATGCATGAAAATGGTTATAAACGGGGATAATGTAGACGTTCCATTAGCAACTTTAGCTCCACAGAGCTCCATTAAAATAAAAGAGCTTAAGATGAAGTTAAAGGTAAAGTTAAACAACTTTGGCAAAAGAAAGTCTAAATTAGGCGGTGGTATCTTCTCAAGAGAGGATGCTGGCGCTATAGGTGCTGATTTAGGCTCATCTATACTACCCAGCAAGAATAATTACGCTGATTTAGAAATAACCTTTGAAGGAGGCGACCCACCAGAAGGATTGGTTCGATTAAACAATAATTTAATTAAACAAATACCATAATGGCAAATTTAAACTTAAATGGCGATGTTTCACAGAATGAGCAAATTCTTGAGATGGCTTATAAAGATTTGATTGTTTTTGGTAAATTATTCTCACCTCAAGACTTTTTAGCTTCAGCAACACCAGATTTTCATGTAAATGTAGGAAAACTACTTTTAAATAGAGATATACAACAATTGGCTCTTGTTTTGCCTCGTGACCACGCAAAGTCAACCTTAGCGGCATGTGCTGTTCTTCATAGGTTCTTATTTGCGAATAAAGAAAGCCCAGAATTCATCGCTTGGGTTGGCGAGGCACAAGACCAGGCTATTGATAACTTAAACTGGATATCCACTCATATTTATGAAAATCCTGCAATTCATTACTATTTCGGTGACTTGCAAGGAGATAAGTGGACTAAAAACGAAATTGTATTGAAAAATAATTGTAGAATGATTGCGAAGGGTGCATCGCAAAGATTACGTGGTAAAAAGCAATTATCTACAAGATATACTGGAATTATCCTTGATGACTTTGAATCTGAGTTAAATACAAAAACTCCAGAATCTAGGCTACAAATAAAGAATTGGGTAACTGCTGCTGTATATCCAGCGATTGATTTTGATAAAGGTGGATTTTTATGGTGTAATGGAACGATTGTTCACTATGATTC